CAAGGCACATGAGAAGACTGATAAAGTCACTCCGAACCGAGACGTTATGAAGCAGTTGCTAGAAGACAACCTCAAGGGTATCGATGCGACTACTAAGAACCTCGGTGTGCAAGTTCGTCAACACTACAAAGCACTCACATTTAAAGCCTTGCAAGGTGGTTGGATGTCTGACTTTGATAAGTCGGCTATGGCATTAGCAGACAAAGATATCATTACTGATATGAAAGATTTCGGTATGATCGCAAGTTTGCCAAAGTCATATGATCGTGCTATGGTAAAGAAAGGACAAGAGGACCGAATTGCTTTGGAGTCTAAGACTTCAATTGCTATCGGCAAAGTTAAAGATAGACTAGATTTGGACGTTACTGTTCTCAGAACTTTTCTGTCTCACAAGTATAATTGCTATTTTATCACTGCTAAGACTAGCACTGGTTCCATAGTCTTTTTTGCTTCATCTACTGTACACCCAAAAGTAGATACTGATCTAAAAATTAAAGGCACAGTTAAATGTCATCGTACAGACGATGATGGACTAGTGACTACCCAGTTGAATCGTGTAAAAGTAATGGAGGAAGTATGAAAAACTTAGCAATAGGCTTTGTCATAGGATATTTGGTTTGTACCTTTATCTTTGGTGGAGCAGGCGCTGTCGGAAATTTGGTCGAGCAATCGTTCAGTCAAGTTTCTATATGGTGGAGCCAAGGTCTTGATATGTTTAATAGTTATGAACCGAAAGGTTGACATTGAATTTGATTGGCTGTATAATAATAGTATATTAAGGAGACACATATGAGTGCAAGTTGGATACATAAACTAAATGAAAGCAATTCAAAATTGCACAAGCAAGATGTTTTGACTCAAGCATTAGAAGCCGCAACATTAGGCAGTGATAATGCAGATACGTTTTTAAAACTTGCTGGCATGTGTTACAATCCATATGTTACATTTGGAGTCAGAAAGATTTCTGATAATCAGGAATCAGATAGAGAATATGCTAACCCTTATCCAGAGTTTATTGAATTACTAGAACAACTTAAAGAACGTAAGTTAACTGGTAATGACGCCATTGATGCAGTAGCAAAGATGTCTCTACAATTTTCTAGTGATGAATGGAACAACTTTTGTGCTCCAGTCATTCGCAGAGATTTACGTGCAGGATTTTCAGTTGCTACAATCAACAAAGTTTGTAAGAAGACTGACTATGAAGTACCAGTCTTTAAATGTCAACTTGCTACTAACGGAGACGGCAGACCTGAAATGTCAGGCACTAAAAGACTTGAGCCTAAATTAGATGGCGTCAGAGTTCTGATGGTAGTATCGATGGAGCCAGGCATGTATGATCATCCTGAGCCAGTCGCAACATGTTACAGTCGTAACGGAAAAATCTTTGAGAACTTCACTCACATTGAAGATAAAGTAACTAACAATGTCCAAAGCATTATTGCTTTACTAGGCAGTAAGATTGGTAATTGCTCTAAAGGATTTGTATTCGATGGTGAAGTTGTTGGAGCATCATTCAATGAGTTAATGAAACAAGCACGTAGAAAAACTGATGCTAAGGCTGATGATACAGTGTTTCACGTATTCGATGTTATGCCGTTAGCAGACTTTCAACGTGGGCATTGCAACGCACAATTCAGAAAACGTATTACTGCAATGAACAACTTAAGACCTCTATTAGAAAACCTCAGTTCTGTAGAAACTATGTCACACATCATTGTTGACTTAGACACTGATGAAGGCAAACAACAAATTAAAACATACTCTAACGATATGGTCAATGCAGGATTTGAGGGCATTATGATCAAAGATTTAGAGGCACCATATGAGTGCAAACGTAATCTCTTCTGGATGAAATGGAAGCCTACTATTACTGTAGACTTACAAGTCATCGATATCGAAGAGGGTACGGGAAGAAATAAAAGTAGATTGGGTGCATTAGTTTGTCAAGGGACAGACGATGGCAAACTGATCAATGTTAATGTTGGCTCTGGATTTTCAGATGATCAACGAGCCGAATTTTATAGTAACCAATTTGATGTTATTGGAGAAACTGTTGAAGTATTATGTGATGCAGTATCTCAAAATCAGGATGGCTCATACAGTTTAAGGTTCCCTAGATTCGTCAGATTTAGGGACGACAAATAGGAGAATATTATGACAATAAAAGATACGTTTAAAGACGAAGAAGGAACTCTGCACACACTTGCAGATATGCTTCCAGCACAACCAGGTGATGAAGATTACATTGATGTTGACGGAGGTCAATGTTGCTGTGGTGAATATCAATGCAATGAAGAATACTCACATTGGAGTTCAGGTCACTAATGGCTAAGGTAATTCATGCAACGATGTCTGAATGGCATCAAGTACAAAGAAAATATTCATTAATAATTGATGTACAATATATTTTTGATCTACATGAGGGAGATAAAACCCTTGAAGAATGTCAAGTTATATTTGACAAGATTGCAGAAGGTGAAATGCCAGTCGAAGACTTAGAAGAAGTCGGAAACTTTGGCATGGACTGGGATTACCAAGACGATGATGATTGGTGGACTATGAGAAAGGGTGGCTTTGATGTTACCTATGACCAAGAGGTAATAGATATAGATGAGTGATAACAATCTAAACGATTTTGAAAATAACAAATTAAGGCTAGATGAACTAGTTGGTTCCAAATATGTTTTCCCAGATGGGGACTTTATTCAAGTTAAAGAAATTAAAATAAGAGACAAACCTATAGATGGCCAAGGAATAGATGGGAGTGCTCCTTTTATTACTTACTTGATTCAACAGGGTCCAGGCATACCAAGACAACTCAGTATGTTCTACCAAGAATTTATCGACACGTATGGACATTTGTTTACAAAAGAATTAGACAGAGAATAGTATTACTAAATAACCATGCTAAATCGCACTAAATACTATGTACGATAACGCAAAGGAAACCAATTATATGAAGACAAATTCATTTATAGCCTGGCTGACTTTAATTACAGCACTCACTATTAGTGGTGTTGCCATTTTTTATTCAGTATCAGGTTTAGCCGCAATATTCTCAGCGGCAGTTATCCCAATCATTATTATGGGAGGTGTATTAGAAGTAAGCAAACTTGTTACCGCAGTTTGGTTACATAGATATTGGGGAATAGCCACATGGTGGTTAAAGACATATCTAAGCATTGCCGTATTAGTCCTTATGCTTATCACATCTATCGGTATTTTTGGATTCTTATCTAAAGCACATGACACAGCATCAGGTAATGCAACAGAAGCCATAGCAACTGTAACGAGAATCGATGGACAGATTGCCAGAGAAGAAAACAGAATTGAAATACTTGAAAATCGTATTACAGGCACATCGTCTGGTACAGGGTTTGATGTAACCAGTTCTATTACACAACAAGAAACAATTAGAGACGGTTCATGGGATAGAGTACAAGATGATATTGATTATGCACAAGGTCAAATAGACAGACTGAGAGATCAACTTGCTGTATTAGATAGAGCAGTAAACGATTTAAGAAACAGAGGTGTCGAAGTCATTGAAACAGATGCCGGTGGTACCTTCAGAAGGGCTGAAACAGAAACTATCGATTATGTTGCCCAAGCAGATACATTATATGAGCAACAAAAAGAACAACGTGATAGTATTGATGAAGACATTGATGACCAACAGTCAAACATTGATAGTTATAGACTACAAGCACAGAATACAATCAATAGTGCCAATGCAGAAATTAATCGTTTAAGACAGCAATCTACATCATCACAAGATGATGACTTGGATCAGATAGATGAATGGAACCTTCAGATAGATGGTATCTATAATACAATCGATGGACTTAAAGACGAGAAGTTTGAGTCTGAACAAGCAGTTAGATTAGTTGAGAGTGAAGTAGGGCCAATCAGGTATATTGCTGAGTTCTTTACTGGTACCGAAGATGCAGATGCAAATCTATTAGAGTCAGCAGTATCATGGTTGATCATGGTTATCATCTTTGTATTCGATCCACTAGCAGTCTTATTGCTAATTGCAAGTCAGTACACATTTGAACAACGCAAAAAGGAAAACCCTAGCCTGGAAAAGCCTGAACCCCCTGAAGATCCAGATCCTCAACCCTTAGGCGGTTTTGAAGGGTTTGATACGGTTCCTTTCGGAATGGACGATAACATAGAAAAAGATTACGAGTTGATGAAGGAAGACATTGATAGTACTGAATTAGAATCAGGGTTTGATTTTACAAAAATACAACCTTCTATAGACGAAGTTCGCAATGCATTTAATGAATGGGAAGAAAGTCAAAAATTATTGGATGCAGCCTCGGTTGAAAAAAATCAGGTGGTTGAGCCTGTACCCGAGCCTATCTCAAAAGACCCAACGTTCTTGCGACAAATAGAAGAAACTAAACAAGCATTTAAAGAATACTACGGAGATAATCCACAAGACACTCCAGATATCTCTCAGGGTGTTACATATCAAAAAGTAGAAGATAGTGAATACTTAGTCGGTCCAGATGGGTCAATTCATCAAAACGCACTTAAAATGGCACATCCTGAATTGTTCTTAGCAAAAGATAGTGAAGGAAGACAAGCATCAACTAATTTCGGAACCATATTCCCTTCAATTGCAATGAAGGGAGATATCTTTGTTAGAGTCGATCAAATGCCAAATCGTGTCTATAAGTTTGAAGGTAAGAGTTGGATCGAAATTGATAAGGCAACCACAGATTCATATACATTCGATGAAGAATATATTGAGTACATTATTTCTCAGATCAAGTCTGGGGAGTATGATATCGATTTACTTTCTGATTCTGAACGCATCCAAGTAGAGACTTATCTTACTAAGAATTCTGGGTAAATGACTTACCCAAAAGTATTGCATAAGTCTCTATAATTTCATATAATACATCTAAGTTAAATTAATAATACCCAAGTTAGGAGGGTTAACTATGAAAAATGCAACAAGCATAACACTACTATCGATACTGATTATGACCACAACGGGTTGTTCGATGTTCGGTGGAAAAGCAAACGATGTTGATGTTCCGAAAACAACAGCAGTAACTAAACAAAAACTCAGCACATACTTTGAAGACGATGGTATCAGAGTTAACTGGGAATGCGTTGACAGAAACGGTTGGACACTGAACATGACTTGTTCTGAAAGTGTAATCGAATCTATCGAAGCAACAGTGACAGTACCAGCAAACGGTGGCACTAACTTTAATGGTGCATCAGCAAATCAAATTGGTCAATTAGAATCAATGGCAATGATTGCTAGATTCATTAGCGAAGAAATTACAACTGAAAGAGTTGTAACTCTTATGGCTCAGAATGTTGAGAAAGCAGATGACACTTATCGTAATCCAATATCGGGTACAGGGCAAAACAATGTAAATGCTCCGAGACTACCAGCAGTCGTTGGTATAACAAGCAGTGAGCCTCAAGCACCGAGAGACACTAGTAAACCAAACATGAACTTTGCTGTACGTTCTAATGTTAATGACACTGTAAGAGATTTAAACACAATAGTCAGAGGCAATGCACAAGCAATCATGCGAGGAACTACGTTTAAGGTCGATCAAAAAGACGATCAATTGATCCAGATTACAGCAGTCTGGGAAAGAGAAATGGCCGACAACGTTCAAAACAAAATACAAACTTATTTTCAATAGGAGTCTTGTATGAGACTAGTTCTCGCAGTCTTACTTATCCTTACTTCTCCTATCGCACTAGCAATTCAAGTGCAGGGAGAAGGTTCTTCTTTAGAACAAGCAATAAAAAATGCATTCAAAGTAGCAATCGACAATGAAGTCGGTGTAATTTTAGACACTGAAAGACATTTGAGAAACGGTAAAATCGTTCATAATCAAATTCTTTCATACAGTGCAGGTTACATTACTACATACACAATTATACATCACATACACATTAGAGACAGAAACATACATCAAGTCAATGTGGACGTTACAGTTGCTAGTTCTACGTTAAAGAACTTCTTGTTAAGTTCTAATCATAACCCCAAATCTTTTAATATCGATGACATTAAAGCACAGACACAATCGATTAAAAAAACTTATAAAGACGGTATGGATTTACTTGATAGTACTCTTAAGTTTTTTCCTAACAATGCTTTCAATATAGAAACACATGACTTTAGTGTTATTGCTAGTCAACATAATCCCAATAAACATTATTTACATATTCCTTATAGTATAACTTGGAACCAAGCATATTTGGTTGCATTACAAGAACTACTAATGAAGTTTGAAGTAGAGGGTGCTATTTCGTTTGTTAAATTTAATGAGGGTAAAATCTATATCTCAGATCAAAAATTAATGAGAAGACTTAAGCAAACATTTAGTCGTAATGACCAAGTGTTATTAAATATTAATTCATTACATACTAATATATCTATAAATAGTTGTGTGCAAAGTATACGAGATAAACCCGGCGAGGTTCATGGCAGTGTCAAATCACTATACACGCATCCTAGTAGGGGAATAGATATTAAATCTAATAATACAGTTAATAGTTTTATATTATTCCCTATAAATGAAAATGATTTAGAAGAATTTGAAGGGACAACTGAAGTGACATTAAGTGTATCGTCAGTTAATAATTGCCCCGAAAATTCATAAGATAAGTATTCTATATGACTGATAAAGCCGAGTTTCATTGTTCTTTTTGTGGCAACCATAAAGACGATGTACAAAAATTAATAGTAGGGGAAAACGTAGCCATCTGTTCGGATTGTGTCGTCCTCTGTCAAACCTTAATAGAAGAAGAAAAGCCACAAACCGGATCTGACTCTAGTGAAGTGATTGAGAAGGTAGAACCGTATGCTATAATGAGACACCTAGACAAGTGGGTCGTTGGACAGAAGTCTGCTAAAGAGGTCCTAGCAGTAGCAATAACTAATCACTACAAACGAGTATTCAATCCGCCCCCAAAAGGTTTAACTATACATAAAGGTAATGTGTTATTACTTGGACCAACTGGTTGCGGTAAGACTTTACTTGCACAAACTGTTGCAAAGTATCTTAACGTTCCATTCATTGTTGCTGATGCAACTAATTTAACTGAAGCAGGATACGTAGGAGAAGACGTAGAGAGCATGTTAAGTGTACTACTAGCCAGAGCCGATGGTGACGTAGCAAAAGCAGAACGCGGCATCATCTTTATCGATGAAATAGACAAAGTAGCACGTAAGAGTGAAAACGTCTCTATAACACGTGACGTAAGCGGAGAGGGCGTACAACAAGCACTCTTAAAGATAGTAGAGGGTACAACATGTCGAGTTGCTCAACACGGCAAACGTAAGCACCCACAGGAGCCCCTCATAGAGATTAACACTAAGAACATACTCTTTATCGCAGGTGGTGCCTTTGATGGACTACTAGACGTTGTGAAGGCTAGAACGACTGGTACTAATATCGGCTTCGGTAGTACATTAAAAGAAGATAGCAAGTCTGGACATTTTAAAGATGTAAAAGCAGATGACTTAATGAAGTTCGGAATGATACCAGAATTCATAGGCCGTTTCCCTACTACAATTAATGTAGAAGAACTAAGCAAACATGAATTAATCAAAGTATTGACATCAGTTAAGAATAACTTCATTGATCAATACACTTACTTATTCGGCATTGATGATATAGAATTGTCTTTTACTGATGATGCAATTGAAGAAATGGTTATCAACTGCATGTCTCAGAAGACAGGAGCACGTGGTTTGCAAACAGAAATGGAAAGAATTTTACGACCGCATATGTTTAATTCAGGAAAATATAAAAAGAAAGGAATAACTGAACTAAATATAGACAAGGAATTAATAATTAACCCACACCCAATTAAATGACATATAATAAGAACAACGACCATAAAAAGAATTTTAACGACAGGAAGAAACCTTTCGTACAACAACCTAAAGGCAATAAAGTTATTGTCGTAGACGGCAATGTAGAACAAGCATTACGTAAATTCAAAAAGAAAATATCAAATGACGGATTACTTGACGATATTAGAAATAGAGAGTTTTATGAAAAACCGACTAGTGCTAGAAAAATCAAAAAGGCGATGGCAGTCAAACGTGAAAAGAAAAGGCAGTCAATAATTTCACCGTTCCCTAAACAACGTTTTAGATAAAATACCCAAAAAGACTTGAAAAAATCTATTTTGTCATTATATATGATAAATAGTTGTGTGAAAAGATAGGTTTCTTATCACACGGATGCCGAAAGGGTCCAAACAATTAATCTTGCTTTATTAAAGGAGAAATACTATGACAAGCAATATACCCACAGCCTTCCGTCTAAATCATTTAGACATTCCATCAATTCACAAATTCGGAATCGGTTTCGATTCTATATTTGAGGATATTCATCGATTAGCAACAGTAGCAGGTAAGGATAATTATCCCCCTTATAATGTTATACAAATTGACGAGGATCATTATTCTATCGAACTAGCACTTGCTGGCATTGATAAAGATGCCCTCGACATTGAGTTAGATCAAAACCAGTTGACAATTTCTACGAAAAAAGTAGAAGGATTAGAGACTCCTCTTGAGACAAAAGAACTCCAGTATCTACATAAAGGTATCAGTAATAGATCGTTCAGTAGATCGTTTACACTTGCTGATCACGTTATTGTGACAGGTGCTGATATGCATAACGGCATATTAAAAGTGAGCCTAGAACGTCAACTTCCGGAAGAACTAAAACCCAGAAAGATTGACATCTCATCAGATAAATAATATAATAGAGGTATGTTGTGCGTAGTCTAACCACTACGCACACTTTACTACTCTATAACGAACAAGGAACAATTATGACGCAAGAATTTGAATCAAACCCTTCAGTAGAAGCAAAAATTAAACCTAATCATGCTTTGCAAGAGCCACCTTTGTTTAAAGTCATCTATATAAATGATGAAGTAACATCAATGGATTTCGTTGTAGATACATTATGTGAGTATTTTTCTTACAATCCAGACACCGCATCTACTATCACTGCTGACATTCACAGAGACGGCGCGGCGACAGTTGCAGTTTTACCTTATGAAATTGCAGAACAAAAAGGCATCGAGGTAACACTTGAAGCACGATCTAAGGGATTCCCCTTACAAATCAAAGTAGAAGCAGAGGCTTAAACTGAAATAGTAATTCTTTTAGGGTTGAATTGTTTGACGTTCTTCCCTTCAAGCGGATTACTTACTGCCTGAATATCATTTTTACGAGGAAGAAGTAAAGTTGCTTCAACAGGCTTGTTGTATGAACCATACACCCAGTGAGTGACTTTACTTTCTGAATCGGCATTCAAAACAGTATCAAGCGGAGTTTGTTTACTAACGTATTCTGGTGCTTCACCAAAGTAACAGTTCTCATTAGGAACACCGTTAGTAACGATAATCATCTTTTTGACATCTAAATGTCTTTGAAGTTTTTCTATAGTCTTATGCAGGAAACCCATATCATCTAAACGATATTGATTGTACTTTAGATCATCTATAGAAATAGATGTACCGGGCTCATGTGCAGTTTCCCAACAGTTTGAACCAATAACTGCAACACCATCTACAATTACTATGTTGTGATGTAATATAACGATGTTAGGAACTTTCTGTGCTATCGATACTAATTGAGAAGTTCTTTTATTGATATCACCTTTTGCTGTTTCGTATTCAAGTGTACCAGGAGTAAAGAATACTCCTTGATATTGTTGACTAAGATGCACTAATGTTTGAGTTACTGTTCTCATATCAGTGCTGATGTTTCCCGTCAATATGCAATATAAACTTGTAGGTTTTTCATGCCAATTGAACGAGTCATTGGGTTCTAAATTGAGATCGCCGATTACATCAAACCCGATATCAATCATTTAATAGCCTTACTTAACTTGTAAGTTAGGCTTTGCTGAACCTTTCTTAGGACCAGACTTTTTGGGCGCCGCTTTCTTAGCAACAGTCTTCTTAGCAACAGCAGGTTTCTTAGCAGGTGCTTTTTTCTTCGGAGTAGAACCAGGTCCTCTCTTCGGTTGATTCTTCTCAGCAACTGGCTTACTATAAGTAGTTTTGTTGTCAGATTTTTTATCTTTCTTTTTATAAAAGTAGATTACTCCTGCAACAACTGCAAGGCCTACTAATACTGATATTTCATTTTCCATGTTGTCTCCTATTGGATTTTATTGTACATTGTATTTATGTGCCTGTCAAGGTTAATTGTTTTTTATTTTACCCTAATAGTATACTAAATAAATTAATACAGAGGAGTAATACTAGTGGACAAGGTTAAGGCAAGCAACATCTTAAACTGTTGGATGAATGAAAAACTACCTACAATCTCTCAACAAAAACGACACCCTTTTAGACCCACTCATGCTACAGCAAACAAAACATGGAGAGTATTAAATGCTACATGTTTTAATAATGAACTTAAATTACCGACATTTACATTCCATGCACGTAAGTCATGGTGGGGAATGTGCTGTAGTGATTCCGGAAGACCAAGAGAATTAAAGTCTCGTTCTTGTTGTGAAATAATGCTAAGTGACAAGTGGTTCTGTAGACTGTGGTTCCTTGATACATTAGCACATGAAATGGCACACCAGTATCAATGGGATATTGACGGAGTTAAACGTATTAAGAGAGGTTGGGAACCTCTTATGAGTCATGGTCCTTCTTTCTTTAAACATAGAAAAAGTATTAATGAACATGGACTGGTACTAAAGACTGTACACAATCAAGAGGGATGGTTTGAACATCAGTGTCTTAAAAAATGCTGATAAATAGTATTATGAGTACTGAAATCAGAGATATTATAAACTTATTAGAAGACGAAGAAGAACCGATTACTAAACCACAGGTTGAAAAAGTACTTAAGAATGACGGTTACGAACATTTAAAAGTCAGTGGAAACAAAATCACTGTATTGACTCAATTGCCAGACGGGTCCAAATCGGGCGAGTTTAGAAAAGCGACAATTGACGAAATTTTACAAACGTTAAGCCGAGAAGTACCTGAACATGAACCTTCATTTTCTTCTGCTACTAATTTAAGTAGCATCGGAGGCATCTTATTTAAAAATAGCAAAGTACATATAGTTGTCAAAGACATCGGTAAGCAAGGTGACAAGAGTGCTGGTATCGCTAATGAAGTTGAAATAGCAGGTATGATTGAATCAGTTATTCAGAAATATGGTAGTGCTGATATTACATTTACTGATGATCGTGGCGTCGAATTAGAAATTAAAAATGCTGACAATGTAATTGTAGCAGGTAGAGACACTGGTAACAGAAAGAAAGCAGACATACTTATTACAAGTGAAGATCAATCATTGCCTATTAGTATTAAGAAAGTTGATGCGGCCGCTTGGGAAAGTGCTGACTCTATGTTCGGTGCAAAGGCAAAAACAATTATCGATAAGTTAATTAAAGATGGTAAACTAGAGTTAATTGAACTTAAAGATAAGACCACTGCTAAAGGTGAACCAGTCTACAAATTAAGTAAAGAAATAGTTATTGAACCTACAGCAGAAGAAGCCATGAATGCAATCTTTGGTAGTGACATTAACCCAGCAGGGGGAGTCATTATTCAAACATTCAAGCCAGAGCATTACACACAAGACGAAGACAAGATTGATGTCGAGGCACATATTGTTATTAAAGAAATAGACGATATACCTCAAAGTCATTTAATGGTTTGGTTACTACGCAATGATTCAACAAGAAACATTGCATCTATAGGATATGCAGGCATTAGACCTTTAGGAGTAACACTTGAAAGAGGATTTGGGAAGTCGGGCAACAAGGATGTTATTACTGTAAACAAAGACGGT